CTACTTCGCCCTCTCGGTGTAGGTTACTAACCTACACCGATCCATCTGTATTTTAGTTTGGCAGATACAGAACGCCCGTGATGCGACAGATGTCGTGGATCCTGATTATAGCCTTCGTACAGCGTTTTGAACAACGCCGCAGAGGAGGACCAAGAGGTGGCTTTACGCACACCTACAGGAACCATCATCTTAACTTCACGTCTGAACAGGTTTTGGTTCCAGCGCCCCTCAGGGGGGTCGTCTGGACCAAACCGGCAAATACCCCGTAGGCCATCCGGTGCATCCTTATGCATTAGATGGTTTTCCTGCCTCGCGGCGGGATAAGGGATAAGCCCGGAGATGAATGAGTCGACTTGCAAGGTCAGCTCACCATACCCGTATTTGGCAACCCAGAGGTTCCGAAAGGAACTTAGGCTAACCAGTTCAGTAACATCACGCGTCGATGACGGCATACGCCGTCTGACGTAGACTGGGGTTATGTTATACCCCCGCCAATAGTCACCCCCACAGGATTCCCTGAATCCTCCAGTCGAGAACGACTTGTCCGAATTAACGGCCAAGCCACACTCTTCCAAATGGGTCATCAACTTTGGGACCACAGAGACAGGCACGATAATGTCGTCGCCGTAGACTCCAATTCTCTCGTCCGTGAGGAAACCCTTCACGGTTCGGCGAGAGAAATCCCCAACGTTCTCACACATCGTGTAGACCACAATGGCCAGGAAGAACATCGTCTCCACTGGGAACGTCAAGGCACTGCCCATCGAAGCAAACTTGTTTATAAGCAAGTCGCCAGATGGTGTCTGAACTGCCCTTGACCTGGTTGCATCTAGGAACTCCACGAATGTGGGGTTCCAGCTGAACATCTCCTTAAGGAGCCCGTAATGGACTCTGTCAGAGGCGTCAGATAAATCGATCGTCGCGAGACGACCAGTGATGCTTCCAGACCTCGCTAGGTCCTGGTTCCGCTGCTGATCCGTTATGTTGCAAACGGGGTAGCGGGACATCTCATTCTTCAACTCGACCATAAGGCCTTGCTGGAGAAATTGATTGTAGGACGGTTCGATCGAGATTAGACGCGGTTTGACCGCTGTCTTCGGCACGGCAACCAGCCGTGCAGGAATCTCGCCGATCTCTGGGTAGTCGGTTTGCAACGACTGCCACGTGGCGCGGAAGGTCTCCGCCCCGACTAGCGATTCCACCTTATCTGAGATGACTGGGAAGTCCCAGCGCTCCAGAGAGTCGTAGCGTTCAGCTACGGCCCCAGGTCCGTGTTTGTAAGACACGATAGATGAGATAGAGTTGCCCACAATTTCCCCGAAAAGGAAGTGGGCGATTTCAGACAACGCGTACATGTAGGCCGGGTATTTGACCCCCGAAAGGGCCCGGTCGACCTCCACGAAGCGGCTCATCGCCGCCTCAATACGCTCCTCGGAGCAGTTCTCAAAGACCTTTTTATGGGCCCGAGAGATCTGCCTTATGGAGCGGATACTGTGTACGCATGCAGCAGGACGTAATGTACCGTCAGGGTGAAATATTCGCGCCCAGAACCCGTGAAGGAATTCTGGATGCGACCACCCACGCTTCGTCTTCCACCCCACTACCGTGGGGAGACGACCGTCTCTAAGACCTGCAAGAAGCAGGTCGTCGAGGCGAGGAAGCGTTATCTCAATGAACTCGGCACCTTCGTGCTGAGAACGAGAGAAAACGGTCTTAACGTCCAACTCAGAGTAACACCCTACTGGGAGTCCGAGTGATCGGATCATCCCAGCGAGGATATCCTGGCTTTTCATACACTCTCCTTACGGGGTAGATGTATCCAGGTCTAGTGGCGCCCTCCCCGACGGGGTGGGGCACTGATTGCTCCAATAGCGAAGCTGCCGATTGCGACAGCTAACACTACAAAGACGACGAGTACAAGGGTAAGACCAATGGTCACCCTAGTTCTGTCCCTCCACGATCTGCTTAAGGATCGCGTTGGTTCCGGCGGTGAGGAAGGCGAAAAGCCCAGCCACCTGCTTCACAACCTCGGCATCGGTATACCCGTCCAACGGACGGATAATGTTGATGCTGATGAGGTCAGAAACACGGACGTTCTGAGTGGTCTCCACGGAAGTGGTGACCTTGGAGTTCCGGAGGCGTACCGTACGCACCTTGGTCTTGCCATTACTAGGCAGGACTTCGAGCGTGTACGCGCCATCGGCGCTGATAAACGTGCCAAGCCCGTTCTTAGTGAACTGGCGGGGCATAGTTACAGCGACGCCGTCGATTGTTACGACGGCCGGGTCAGCAAGAGCCATTAGGATCCTTCTTTATTTAGTTGTTAATTTAGTTATTTTTAAGTTATCAGCTACGCTACCACGAAGCCTTCTACCGCTAGAGGAACTTTGCAATTCCGAGCGCGGTAAGGATGTATACCTGCCAGTCTTTCAAGGCTGAAAAGTCTACACCCGGGCCAAAAGGAGAAACTGGGAAACGGTTAGAGGCGATCGAGATCGTCTTGGCGGTACCCCGGAGCATACGCTCCTGAGTACCGACCGTAACCCAGCCAGCCATGGATGAGCTCGCTTCACAGTACGCGGTTGTACGTGACGTCGCATAAGCATAGTCAATATTGACCATGCCCGGCGCCGTCCCGTACGTTTGCGCATTAGTGATTGAAGCTCCTAGATTGGTAAACCAATCAATCAACCATGAGTAAGGAAGGACGTCCCACCCTAGGGCGGGATACCACAAGCCTAACTGGTGAATCTTTTCCTCTGCTTCATCTATAAATTTGTTGGCTCCTAAACCAGGGCGCGCAAAAGGAACAAGCCGGGCGGACAAATGGATATTGTAATCCAAAGTCCACCTACGCTCAATCCCAATGTTTGCCATGGCAGTTGGAGTCTGAGGGGTACTCAAATATGCGGTCCTAGACGAGGTGACATTACTGTCAACCATAATCTGATGGTCCCATTCGATTACCCTCTTCCGCCTGTAGGCGGATCCATAGATGATGGAATCCACGGCTATCAGCACCTTAATGGCTGCTTCAAAGTCGCGGATGAGAGGAGCCCAGCCAAACACGCTATTGAGGTACTCACCTCCGGCGTACTTGGCTGTTTTTCTAACCGCCTTTCGCATGTCGGCCATTTGGTCGGCATACTTTTGGAGATTCTTGACGATAGTGGGGAATTCCCCACGAAACAGCGAGACAATAGTCTCGCCTATCTTCGCGATCTCCTTGCTAGGCCTCATTTCGGAAAACACAGGAGCCAACCGAGCATTACGCTCGAGAACTCCAGGTACCGTGAGGCCAGCAGGCGGTAGGGCACTAGCAAATCCAGGTGTAGAAGACAGTTCGTTAGGCCTGACGGCCGACGGAAAAGCAAACGCAGGGGATGAGAAATTAATCACTCCCGTGCTCTTCACCCTTTGGACGAATCGAGCCGCCTTAATGGTGCGATATTTAATCGAGGTGAACGCATGCCCCGTGTCTGTAAGACACGAAGCAGGTTGTCCACCGGCAGCCCTGTTAATCAGGCTACCCGCCATTCTGTCGATGTCCTCTGCAAACCTTTTACGGTCTGCAAGACGTTCGGCGACGGTCCCAGTTTTGACCGGCATTTTAATGCCAAGGTTGTTGCCAGTGATGGCATCACCAAGGTCTTTATTGGTACGCCGAGAGCGCCAGCTGTAGACGTAGTCTGCATCAGGCATGGTGTCCGTTGAGACACCGTTCACCGTCGAGGTGAGCGGGTCGCTTGGATACCTAACTCTCGTTGTAAATTCAGCCATGCTAGTTTTGATTCACCTCCTTAAGGTGTTACTCTGAGGTGCCCCCGTG